ATGCCGATCTGCGTGTGCTACGCAGCGGCGACACGATGGTCGGCCCGCTGATACTTTCGGGCGATCCAGCCACTGCCCTCGGCGCATCTACCCGCCAGTACGTTGATGCGCAGATTGCGTCAACGAACGGCACAACTGCCGCAAGCTATGTGCCGCTGTCGCAGAAGGCCGCCGCCCTCGGTGTCGCCACGCTCGATGCGACCGGCAAGTTGCCGACCGCGCAGATGCCGGCGGCTGCGACGGGCACGCTGAGCTACAAAGGCGGTTGGAACGCCGCCACCAACACCCCGACCATGGCGTCGGGCGCGCTGGCCGGCGGCGTGCTGCAGCCCATCGGCAATTACTACGTGGTCACCGTGAGCGGGACCACGGCGGCGATCGACGGTGTGACCAGCTGGGTGGCCGGCGACTGGATCGCGTCGAACGGCACGATCTGGCAGCGCGTGGTGAACTCGACGTCGCCGTATCTTCCGCTGACGGGCGGCACACTCTCAGGTGCGCTGACCACCTTCGGCGGTGGGATTATCACGCAGCTCGATCTGCGCATCCCCGACGTGGCGTATGGCTGGCAGGATGCGGCCGGCAATTTCGGCGCGACGATCGACACGGCCGGCGGGTTTCACATGCCGGCGGCCTATGTCACGGGTAACCCCACGGTCGCCCTCGGCCTGGCACCCAAGCAATACGTCGATAGCGCGGTCGCTGCCGGCGTGGCTGCGTTCCTCCCCCTTGCGGGCGGTCAGCTCACCGGCCCGCTGACCGTCGCTGGCGGTGTGGTCGTTGCCCAGCTTGATCCACGCATACCTGATGTTCCATTCGCCTGGCAGGACGCCGCCGGCAATGTCGGCGCCATCATCAGCGCAACCGGAACGCTGTTCTGGCCATCACTCCAGACGAATGCGCTGACCGTCAGCAATGTTGCCGCCACGACAATCAGTATCGGTGCAGATACGTTTGGCGCCGCTGATCCGCGTATTCCAGATCTCGCCTATGTGTGGCGAGATGCTGCCGGCAACATCGCCGCCGGGTTCGACAAGAACGGCGTGTTCAACGGTACCGTTGCCGGCATGGTCACCACGGGTTACGTGAACGCCAATGCCGTATTGCTGGCCGGCAGCGCGATGACTGGCCCGCTGTTGCTGTCAGGCGATCCGCCGGCTGGAGCTAATGCGCAGGCAGCGACCAAAGGCTATGTCGATCAAATGGTGCTCAGCGCTGGAGGTTCCGGTCCAGGGACCGATCCGACGTTCAACAGCGTCAACGTGAACGCTGGCTACTATTTCGGTGGCCAACTGCTCATCAAGGCGACGGCGCAGATACCCGGCAATCCCGGCGTGCCTGGCATTCCGAACACCCATGTCGGGCTGGCGATCAACTCAACTGGCGCCGGCAACGTGCTGATCGGCTATCAGACCGGCGGCGGCCAGCTTACCGGCGGCCTCACATTGTCATCGGCCGAGAACACCTATGTCGGTATGCAGGTCGGAGCTAATCACTCAGGCGGTGGCCAGCAGAACGCGGCGTTCGGCTGCGGCGCGCTGCGTGTCGATCCCAACCCAGGCAACGTGTGCGTCTTTGGGTCCGACGCGGCGCGCAACTCGACCAATAATCTACGTGCGATCCTGATCGGCGCGCACTCCGGGCGCAACGGGAACGGCATTACCGACAGCATCCTGATCGGCCACTGGACGATGTATGGCACGGACGGTGTGATGCCGCCCCTCGTCAATACCGTGTCGATCGGTTCCTACACGCTGTCCGACCCGAACATGGGGTCGGCCAGCAACTCGGTGTTCGTGGGCGCCAACGTCGCGAAGAAAGGCCAGAGCGTTCCTGGCAATCTGCTGCTTGGCCCCAATGTTGGTTCAGCCACGCTCATCAACGGCACCGGCCTGATCTATCTCGGGGCGAGCGGCGCAATCGACGCGGCCACTGCGACCGAGAACCATACTTTCCGTTTGGGGAATCACGCGACCAACCTGATGCGCGCGACCGGCATCAACACGGCGTCGCCCAAGTTCTTCTTCGACTGGCTGCCGGCGTCCACCAGTTACAGCGACGACACGACGGCAAAGGCCGGCGGCGTGCAGTACGGTCAGCTCTACCGCAACGGCAGTGCCGTGCAAGTCTGCTGCCTGGCATAGGAGACACCACACCATGCCGACCGCCATCACCATCGCAGGCGTTGACTTTTCGGCCTCCGCCATAGTCAAGCCACTGCCGGTGATCGCGGGCCTGGACACCTGGGCGTATCTCGGCAAAGACCTCGCTACATCGCAGAACGTCGGCCCAGGCGGTGCGTTCACCAACTTCACCGCTGGGCCGCCGACTTATTTCCCGACCTACATCCATTGCCAAAACGCGACGGGTGCGCTCCAGACCGCATCGTCGTTCCACACGGCTGAGACGGCACTGATTGCCTGCCGGCAGACGCCGGTGGCCTCGCAGGTCGGCACTCAGGTGTTCATCATCGGCAACTACTACAACGGCTATATCGGATATACCCCCTATGTTGGCGGATCGACTGCGATCCAGATGTACAACGGCGCCACGGTCAATATGTCTCTCGTGACGCCACCGGTCACTGACTGGCGGTTTTTTGCCTGCACGATCGGCGGCGGTGTGGTGCCGGCGGTCTATGACCTCACCAAGAACCTAAGCAACATCGGCGCCACGCCCTCGACCAACACCGTCGGCGCGATGTTGAAAATCCTCGGTTCCAGTCAGGCCGCAAATCTCGCGACGAACAACGGCGCCTGCGACATCGCGTTCTTCGCCAGCTACAACGCGATCCTGACCAAGCCGCAGATCGACGCGATTTATGCGAGCGTTAAGCAGTCGCTGGCGTTGCGCGGGATCGCAGTATGATCGAGCCCGACACGCCGATTGCCGTCAGCATGAGCGCGCAGCAATGGGGCGTCGTGCTTGAGGCGATCAGTCATGCGCCGTATCGGGTAGTGGCGCCGATCTTCGCCGCCATCCAGCAGCAATGCATGGAGCACGANCAGGGNACCGAGCAGATGCCGTCGCGGGTTAACGGTGGCGCAGCCGGTGACCGAACCGCTCCCAGGCCAGCAGGAAGCGACGGAAGTANGGGCGCCTAGCATGGCGGATCCAACNACCCCCCATTATAATTACACCCTGCCGACGGTCGGCCTGGACCGCGACGCCTGGGGCGACCTGATCAACAACAACTGGACCAAGNTGGACGCCGATCTGTGGACGGCGACCAGCGGCGGCGGGTCACTGCAGACGCAGATCAATGCCATCAAAGCCGCGCTCGCCAATACCATCGAGCCGGTCGGCTCGCTCAAGCCATGGCCGACGGCGACGAGCCCTGGCGGCTGGCTCCCGTGCGACGGCTGGGCGATCAGCCGCAGCGGCTTTCCGGATTTGTATGCCCTGATCGGCAACACCTACGGCGCGGGTGACGGCGCCACCACCTTTAACTTGCCGAACTACGTCGGCCGCGTGTTGGTGCATCGCGACAACGGCACCATTTTCGTTGGCACCCTACACGGCGAAAGCGGCCATGTGCTGACCGCGAACGAAATGCCATCGCACAGCCATACCGGCATCACCGACTTGCAGGGCGTGCATAACCACACGGTGGACCCCGGCTTGCTGGGTAGCGCCGCCGCCGGCTTCCAGCAATTCATCAGCGTTCCGAACCAGGCCGGCGGCACGCCGCTGACCACCAGTCTCGCCGGCGGGCATCAGCACAACCTGTCCATTGCCGCCGCCGGCGGCGGTGCCGCGCACAACAACATGCAGGCGGGCGTCGGTGTGCAGTGGATGATCAAGGCGACCAAAACCGTTATTCCGTAGGAGGACGACATCATGTCTGAGCAACTGCCTGCCGATGACCCCGAGGTCGGCCAGTATCCCTACACAAAGCCGCCGCCGATCGAGCAGCGGCGGTTCCACGAGGACCCGAAACCGTGGGACGCGGCGCTGTTCACGCAAATCATGCAGGGCCGCGGCGCGCCGCCGCCAAGGCCCGGCTACGAACACCAGCAGCGCGCCGTGGGGCGGCCGGACGACACGCCGTCGGATCTCGCGGTGTCGGGCGGCATGACCGTCGCCGAGCTGCTGGCGATGCCGGCGGAGGAGGCGCAGCAGGCGATCGACGCGCTGCGCGAGCAGGCCGCGGCGCTCGCCGAGCAGCGGCGCATCCTCGCCGAGGAGTTGCAGCCCGACGAGCCGGCGCCGGCACCAGAACCGCCCGCGCCGACCCCGCAGCCGCCGATGCCGCAGACCCCGCCGCCGCAGCCGTCGCCGCCGGAATGACGCTGCCGCTCCAAATGACGCTCGGCCAGCTGCTGGCGCTGCCGCAGGCCGAGCGCATCGCCACGATGCGGGCGCTGACCGAGCGCGCGGCGGCGCTCGGCGACTACCGGCTGGAGCCCTCGCCGCCGAACACCCAGCAGGGCGACGGCAGCGTCGGCGTGATGCGCATGCCGACCGCCTACCCGGGCACCTTGCTCGCCACCGATAAGGACGAGGACGAGGGTGGCCGGTAAGCGCGTCGCCCTGACGCTGCCGCCNGGCTCGAAGCGGCGCGCCACGCCGCAGGACACCCGCGGCGGTTGGTGGGATATGTCGTTGGTGCGTTTCGCCGGCGGCATGCTGACGCCGATCGGCGGCTGGAAAACCCTACCCGGCGTGCAGACCAACGGGCCGGTGCGCAACCTGCTGTCGTGGCGCGACCTCGATCGGCTGCGCTGGGTGGCCGCGGCGTCGCTGGCCGACATCGTCGTGTGGGACGGCGCCACCGGCACGGTGATCTCGCCCGGGGATTTCGTGGCGGGCCAGGCCGCCGGCCTGCTCGACGGCTACGGCATCGGCGGCTACGGGCTGGAGACCTACGGCACGCACCGCTCGCTGGAGCCGGAGCAATACCGCGCGGGGCCGGGCGACCAGATCGCGCTCGACAATTACGGCGAGACGCTGCTGGCNATGGGCAGCGCCGACGGGCGGCTGCTGCAATGGTCGCCGGAGCTGCCGGTTACCACGCAGATGACGCCGGTCGCCGGCGCGCCGACCGGGCGCAGCTGCATCACCACCGACGAGCGCAGTGTCGTCATCCTGGGTGCTGCGGAGGACCCGCGTCGGCTCGACTGGTGCTCGCTCGAACTGCTCACCGACTGGGCGCCGACCGCGACCAATACCGCGGGCTCGCTGCAGCTGCGCTCGACCGGCACCGGGCTGGCGATGCGGAGGGTTGCGCAGGGCGTGCTGATCTGGTGCGACGACGACGTGCATCTGCTGCAATTCGTCGGCACACCCTACGTCTACGGCCTGCAGCGCATCGGCAGCGGCTGCGGGCCGATCGGCCCCGAGGCGATGGTCGGCTGGGCGGGCCGCAGCGTGTGGATGGGCAAGCAGAATTTTTGGATTTACGACGGCGGCGTGCAGCCGCTGCCGAGCGATATCGACGGATTCGTGTTCAGCGACCTCAACGTTGTCACCGCCGGCCAGACGTTTGGCTACCACAACGGGATTTTCCCCGAGATCACCTGGCACTATCCGTCGGCTGCGGCGACGTCGCCGGATCACTACGTGACGTGGAACTACAAGGATCGGCTGTGGACGCACGGCGTGCTGGCCCGCAGCATCGGCTCGGAGCCCGGCGCGTTCGGCCTGCCGCTACTGGGCACCGTGGCAGGCACCGTCTACCAGCACGAAACCGGCTATCTCGCCGACGGCGCGCCGCGCGGTGCCGCGGTCTACGCCGAGACCGGCGATCTGCAGATCGGCGACGGCGATACGCTGGTGCAGCTCGATGCGATCTACCCGGATCTGCGCCAGCCGCAGCTGGTGCAGTTTCATTTGAAAGGACAGCTCGAAGCGGCCGCCGGCGAAACCGATTTCGGGGTGTTCGCCCAGGAGCGCGACGACGG